GGGGGAGCTGCATTTCCTTTTGCGTTATTAACATTAGTCTTACCTTGTATTTGCTTTTCTTTGAGAAGAGTATCAGCCACTTTCATGCGGCGTTCAAACTCTTTATCTTCTTGGTCACCTTCACGAAGGTTTCGGGTGACAGCATTGATCTTGTCAATTTCTAGTTCTTGCGGTACTGCTTGAGCCTCCGCAGCTAACTTAGCAGCACGTGCTTGTGACTCTTGAGCCTGAGCAGACAACGCCGCAGTTTGTGATTGCTGGAACTGCATCTGCAATTGTTGGATCTGTTGTTGCATCTGTTGTGCTTGAGGGTTAGGCTGCGAAGCTTGGGCTAGTGCTGCAACAAGTTCTTCACGATTAGATAAGTTCATGTTATCTACAACAGACTGGATAAGTGTGTTATACAACGGTGAATCTTTACCCATAGTCTGTAGCAACTGAACTAACTGAGTAACTTCGTATTCACGAGCAATAATACCTAAAGTGCTGCTTGCGTTGAACTTGTAGTCAGCAACAGGGTAGTTTTCAGGGTCAAACTGCATGTACCGATAGGCTGCTTTCTTAACAAACGGAATTAGGAACGATTGCTGGAAGTTAATTAGTGTACGTTTATGGCGTTTAATAATAGCGCCAAGAGACATACTAATACCAGCGGCAGTACTTTCGCCATTAACTTGACCTGCAATTCCTGCTGAGTCAACGGCTCCTGTTGCTTGCTGTACCATTTGCTGCAATGCTCCGGCTTGGGCAAAAGTAATTTGATTAACTTGACCAAAGTTGAACGGTTGAAGTACTTCACGTGGGTCTCCGTTAGTTAAGATCATCTTACCGGGACGTACTTCTGGTTTTGCCCCGCGTGGTAGACGAGTAGCGTCAATAGCCATCATAGGATGAATAGTGAGGCTCAAAGCGTCAATACGTGCGCGTAGTTCTGTGTCAAGTGCTTTCTGACTGTTGTAGCCTTTTTCGCAGACTCCACGACCCCAGAATCTTCCGGGTACTACGTCCCAAGGAAACGCAACAACAGGACGATCTATCATCATATAAGGATTGGCTTCAGCCTTAAGAAGAATACCCCCGTTAGCGATCACTACAACGGCTTCTACGTACTTTGATTCAGACCCTTCCTCACCTACTACTTCTTCATCATCGTCGCTTGTAGCGGCATCTAGAAGCTCTCGTGGCACTAAACCGTAGTACTTAGTGAGTCGAACCTTGTCGTCGTTGTAAATAGTAATGTCTTGGTCAGGCTCTAGATCCGTGTCAGGAGCAGCAGGACCAACATAAACATCACGGTACACACCTTGTTCTTGCAGTAATTCTACTTGGTGCATACTGACAAACTCATCAATAGCTACACCCAAAGCATCTTCTACAGACGTAGCTACAGGATCAATTAAGAAGTTCTGAGGCAGTACAGGTTTAAGTTTTACCTTGACACGTTCTGTGATGTTAACACCAACAGCTTGAAGATCACCTCCCATAATTGGTTGAGTAGCCGGAGCCATTTCTTTTATTTCTTCAATAACAATTTCGCCAACGCCTGTACCAAATACTGCAGCATTAATAAGGCATTCAGCTACAGCCTTTCGTACCATACAGTCTTCAAAGTCTTCCGTAAGCTTGTTACGCAGAAACTGTACCCCTTGCTTGTCAGTGTCACCAAAGTTATCACTAACATCAAACCATTTACCACGTCCAAACGTAGCTTCTTCTAGTTCCGCTACATTAGACTCAACTGCCTGTTGTAGTGCAGGAGAAATAATACGGGAACGCTCAGACCCACGCTGGCTGTCAGCAGGGTCCCATATACCACGCCATAGTCTATAATACTCTTCAAATCTATTTTCATAATTGCTTTCGTAGTAATCCCTCCAATCTTCACATTTAGTTATAACCCAGTCTTCTAGGGCTTCTTGGATCATCAGAGGATCGTTATCGTATAGTTCACTCATAGTTCTGCATCTCCTGCGGAGCCTAGTATCCTGCTACTACGTCTAAAATTTCGTGGTCTTCAATTTCGTAATCGTAGTCGTAAGCCACATTTGCTACCTGATCAATGTACGCTAAAGCATCAATTAAGTCATCGTGGGTTAATGGGTCTGGAAACTGAAACAACTGGTCAAGAAACCTACTGTTCCATTCTCCCTTGTTTAGCGTTATGTATCCGTTTTCAAATCGTCCTTGTAACGCCCACATAACACGATCTGTTTTCTTTTTGTTGCCGTGAGTAAGTTCTTCTACTCTAAAGAACATGCCATAGCGTTTCTGCATGTCCATCAAAGGAGACATTACTGCTTGTTTAGCAATACCTCTTTCGATTCCAACCGATACGGGACGGTAATCTCTAACGGCCTGAAATATTTTAAGTGCTGTCTCGTCAAGTGACCATCGACCGTATATAATATTGTCAACATACCAACCATGCTCATTGACCTTAACCACGGCGATCGCTGTGTCGTCAAGCTTGGAATTTTTAGTCTTCTTCTTGTTGACTTCTTCAAAGCCTGCCAAGTCAACAGCAATGTAGTAATCTCCTATTTCCGGCTTATCCTCACTAAACTGTACCCAGTCTTCCTTAAACATCTCTGACCCACGCGCTTCAAACGACGCCATAAACTCTTGGCGAAACGCATAAGAAGACATAGACCTTTTAGCAATATCAATTTCGTCCGGGTCCAATAATGGATTGTCATAAGAAGTAAAGTGCCAAGCTTTGTACGTCGGATCATCGTCTAACTCCGCATATTTGTACAACTCATAAAAATGGTTGCGACCCATAGGTGTTCCTATGAACATCGCAGAACCCTTCTGATCCGCAAGTGCAGGTCTCAGGATTTGTTCAAATACGTCAGGTTTCATGTCTGCGTATTCGTCTAGCACTAAAAACTTAAGGCTAACACCACGCATTGTTTCTGGTCTGTCAGCACCTTTTAGGCTAATGGTAGCACCGTTGACAAGCTTAATTTGCAAATTATTAATGTGACTACCGCTAATAACAGGATTCCCCAGTTCCAACAGGGTGGACCACATAATGTCTCTGGCTTGTCCCTGAGTAGGTGCGACGTAAAATACATGACCTTTATCCGCCTGTAGTGCGTTAACAATTAACATCCACGCAGCTAATCTGGACTTACCAGTACGTCGTCCCGCTGCAACTATTTTAAATCTAGTACTGTCTGCCCAAACATCTTGTTGCCAAGGCAGTAGTTCTATATTAAGATCCACTAATACGTCCACATAACAGGCGTTGTCCCGCGTGTATCTACATGTACAAAATCAGCAGCAATACCAATGCCTGTAAAGCCTAGACGAAGAGCCTCCTCTACAATCTTAAGGCGAAACACGGCGTTTGTTATTTTTATATCCGCCGCGATGCCCTGAGCGTGGGTGCCGGGTACGTCTTTCTTAGCCTCTATTGGATGCTCAGTCGGGTGTCGATACCCGCTGGTGATCGTGAAAGGAAACCCGCACGCCTCTCTCAACTCGTCTAACTTCTCTAAGAAGTCTTTTTCCATGTTATTGGTGCCAGTTACTTGACAGTTAAACTCTGAAGGATCAAAATGTTTAAGATTCATCTACTACTTCACCTTCTATAATTTTAGGTTCACCAACATCTACCGCACCAACACCGCTAATGTTAATCTGAATGGCATTTCTGCCACCATCCTTAACAATATCTTTTTCAAACGCTGCAACGGGCAGTATTCTGTCCATAACAAGCTTCCACGCCGCTGCTTGATTCTTATGATCGTGGTCAAGAGCTGCTTCAAAGATAGTGTCTAGCACTTTTCTTGACTTTGGAGACGCCAACATCCGTGCTTTGTATTCATTAATGACCGCAGCGTCACCCTTCGGGCGACCAACAGCGTTGCGATTACCTTTTTTTACTGTTGTAACGTCACTTTTACGCGGTCTTCCACGCTTTCGGCGAGGAGGATTATCAACATCTGACATACATACCTCTTATAAGACTCTTTAAAGTCTCGTTACCGTGCTTATATAACAT